GAACCATGCGAAGAGAACTCGAAGAAAGAGAAGTATAATGATAATCACACCAAAAAGAAGAAGAACCAGAATCTGCTGTACCACATAAAATAGGTATAATATCACCAAATTCTCCAATAATCATTTCTTTAGTAAATCCACTTACACGTGACTCCAATCCTCTTAACTCATATCCATTATAATTATTATCATTGTAAATTGAAGGATCATTAGCTACATAAACTTTAGAAGTACCACCGTCGATATCTGTCTTTATATCAATATTTATTCCATCTGTGATTTTCCAGATATGACCAAATAGATTTTCTATTCCTCTATATGTAGGTATATTAGTAGTTGTTCGTGTAATTTTAGTAAAATATTCTGTATTTGTTATATTATTTCCTAAAGAATCTTTAATACATTTGTATAGATCATTCCCAGAAGAGGTATAATTATTCACATAATATTGTATATCAAGACTAAATATGCCTTGATAATTTTCTAAAGTTTGATCAATTTTAGTAAAATATTCTGTATTTGTTATTTCATTTCCTAAAGAATCTTGAATACATTTATATAAATCATTTCCAGAAGAAACCCAATCATTTACATGATATTGTGTTGTAAGACTAAATTGACCTAAATAAGGTGTTTTCTTACCAGCGTCATATTCAAATGGCATAGTAAATAATTTTATTGCAGTATTATTTCCAGAACTTGCTGTATATCCACAAGGTATAAAAGGATAATAACTGTTAAAGTCGTTCCATTTTGTACTATTAATATTTGTAACACCATCTCCTAATCCTCCTTGTGAAAAACCATTTGCTTCTTTTTGTGCATTAAATGTTTTTTGAGAATTTAATGTAGCATATTCTACAATAAAAAGCCATGCAACATTTTTATACATATTATAATCCATACAATTCCATTCAGCAGTTGTAGAATTATTCCGTTTTCTTGCGGCTATACGAAGATTAGTTCTATTAATACTAGTAACTGGCATACCAAGTTGAGATCTATATGTACCATCCCAAGCTATTTGATTATAACCACCTCTATAATCTACATCTGTATTTTTCACAGAACAAAGTTTTCCTGTACTTCTTTGAATTGAAGCTTCAAAAGCTGATATATATTGTTTTTTAACTAGATGATAACCATTTAAAGGATATTCAGATAATAAACATTGTCTAATATTTCCCAATGTATTAAATTTTCTATAATGTTGCGGAATTTCGACCATTACCTGTCCAGAAGCTCCAGATAAATCATTTGCAGACCAGTCATTAGGATTTAAATATTCTGTAACTCTTCCATTATCATCAAGAAGACAACCTTTCATTTTACTTTGTATAGGAAGTAATCTATGAAGATCATAGCTTCCTATTCTTTTTAGGTCTGGTGATGCAACAGTAACATCCCATTCTACGCCATAGGAATAAAGATAATCTGCTTTATTCATAATCTCCAAGACATCGTTTTCTCTAATTTTATTTAGAAGTTTGTCATATTTCATTTTCATTTTATATTATTTTAATATAGGATAAATTAAATTATTATGATTTAAATAAATTAAGTTATTTTCTTGTACAAACTCATTTAATAAATCCATGTTATCAAATTCCTTGTATTCATAAACTTCCGTATTATAAAAAGGTTTATATTCAGTAACTTCGTTAATACTGTTTATTTCTTTTGTTTCTTTGTCATAAATTAAATAATACATATTTTTAAGTTTTTAGTTTTTAAATTGTTAAATAATAAATATCAACTTCTCCACCAAGTACCGAAATTTTGAGGAAATCCTGTACCATCACCAGTTATATCAGGCATATATATTCCATTTAAAGTTACAGTTACATTCTTAACTTTAACTAAATTCTTTAAATCTATTGCTAATTGCGAAGGTTGAAAATTATTTATGTCAGAAAAATCACCCCATATTCCTCCTTGATTAGTATCTGCCATATTTGCATGATTAGCTAAATCAATAGTTTTTTCACCAATCCACGTAACTTGTGCTCCTTTATTTAAGACGGAAATAATATTTTCTTTTGTATGTAAAATACCAACATAGTCTATTTGATATTTTATAAAGTTATTAGAAAAATTCCACGGAGCATATGTCCATTTTATATTACCCCCAGCTAAATATAAATAAATTATATTACTAGATAATGAACCAGTATAAGTCCATTTAATATTAAGCCCATATAAATATAAAAATGCTAAATTGGAAGGCAACGCTCCTTCATATGTCCACTTTATAGTTGTACCTTGTAAATATAAATAAGTTAAATTAGTAGGTAATGCTCCAACATAAGTCCAATTAATATTGTTTCCATTTAAACATAAATTAGTTAAGTTAGTAGGTAATTCACCAACATATGTCCAATATATATTATAAGACATTAACTTTAAATAAGTTAAATTAATTGGTAAAGCCCCATTATATGTCCACTTAATACCGTTTGAGTATAAATGTAAATAAGTAAGATTTGAAGGTAACTCCCCAGAATATGTCCAATGTATACCTCCACTATTTAAACATAAATGTGTTAAATTTTGAGGTAGTGCCCCAGTATAAGTCCAATGCATAAGACTTTCATTAAATTCTAAATACGTCAAATTCTCAGGTAAAGATCCTTCATAAATCCAACCAGTATTATTTCCAAACAAATGTAAGTAAACCAAATTATTAGGTAATTCTCCTTCATAAATAAAATATATGTTATTCCCTTCTAAATGAAGATGGGTTAGATTAGAAGGTAATTCTTTTTTATATGTCCAATAAACATTATTAAAATGTATATCTACTGGATTAGGATACAAAACTCCTGTATATGTCCAATGTATATTATCTCCATATAAATGAAAGTAAGTTAAACTTTCTGGCAAAGCTTCTTCAGATTCCCAATAAATATTATCTAAATATAAATAAGTAAGATTTGAAGGTAAAGTCCCTATTAAATCAACATTACCTTGTAAATTAATTTTTGTTACATTTCCAAAAAAGTTTAAATCAATTTTTAATTTATAATTAGAATTATTGTTAAAACAAATATCTTCAGAACCTAATCCTATAACCTTACTTTTGTTACTAATTCTAATTGTAGATATACTATCTGTTTTAAAATAAATATAGTTTAATCCAGCTGTGTAAGTTTTTTTGCTTTGAGGATTTATAATGCAATTTATGTCATCATATAAATATCCATAACCTTTTATAGATACTTCCACACTATCGGAAAAATTAAAATATAATGAAGCTGGAGAATTATTATAATCTAATATACTTATATAATTTTCATTCCACCATGCACCAAAATTCTCAGGAAATCCTATACCATCATTAGTAGCACTAGGCATAGATACTCCATTTAAAGTTACGATTACATTTTTAACTTTAACTAAATTCTTTAAATCTATTGCAACTTGGCTTGGTTGAAAATTTTCAATATTTGAGAAATCTCCCCACATTCCCCCTTGAATAGTATCCACCATAGATTCATTTCGTTCTCCTAGCCAGATATCTTTACTACTTATCCATGTAATCTTAGATGCTTGATTTAAAACTGAAATTATATTTTCTTGTGTATGTGGTGTTCCAGTATATACTGTATACTCACTAAAATTATTTGCAAAGTTCCATGGAATATATTTCCAATGTATATTAATTCCTTCTAACCATAAATAAGTTAAATTTTGTGGTAAAGCTCCTTCGTAAGTCCAATGAATATTATCTCCTTCTAAACCTATCCATTTTACAATAGAAGACATTGGTCCTTCATAAGTCCAATAAATATTACTTCCATTAAAACTAAAAGTATCTAAATTTACAGGCAATACTCCTTCATAAGTCCAATAAATATTTTCACCCCATAAATTCAATAATGTCAGATTTTCAGGTAAAGCTCCTTCATAAGTCCAATAAATATTATTTCCAAAAAAAGATACAAATGTTAGATTATAAGGTAATGCTCCAGTATATGTCCAATGTATACTATCTCCCCATAAACCAACAGCTATTAAATTAGAAGGTAATGCCCCGTTATATGTCCAATATACAGGACTATCATATATATATAAATATTCTAAATTAGTAGGTAATGCACCAGTATAAGTCCAATTAATCTTACTTCCTTGTAAATATAAATAAGTTAAATTAGAGGGTAATATATACGTATATGTCCAATTTATATTACCCCCACGCAAAAATAAATATGTTAAACTTGTAGGTAGTGCTCCATTATAAGTCCATTTAATATTACTTCCATTTAAATAAAGAGATATTAAATTAATAGGTAAACTTCCACTATATGTCCAACATATATTATTTCCATAAAAATAAAGATGTGTTAAATCACTTGGTAATGCTCCTATATATGTCCAATTAACAGTACCTAAATGTAAATATGTTAAATTTACTGGTAATTCTCCAGTATATGTCCATTTTACATTATCTAAATATAAATATATTAAGTTAGACGGTAAACTTCCGTTATATGTCCAATCTATATTATTTAAATGTAAATGAGTTAAATTAATTGGTAATTCTCCTGAATATATCCAATCTACATTATTTAAATATAAATATGTTAGATTTTCTGGTAAAGCTTCGGTATTTGTCCAGTTTGTATTATCTAAATGTAAATATGTTAAATTAGCAGGTAAAACTCCAAATAAATTTATATTATTTTGTAAATTAATTATTGTTAAATTTTCAAAAAGATCTAAGTTAACGGATAACTTATATTCACATAAATCATTGAAATAAATATCTTCAGAACCTAAACCAATAACCTTACTCCCGTCATTAATTTTAAGTTTTGAGAAACTATTTGTTTTAAAATAAATATATTTTAATCCTGCTGTATATGTTTTTGCATTTTCTGGATTTACTGTACAATCCTTATTATCATATAAATATCCATCACCTTCTAATATTATATCTACACTATCAGAAAAATTAAAACATAATGAAACTGGAGAATTATTATATGACAGGATTAATATTTTAGCTTCACTCATTTTATTTTATTTTAATATATCTTATGTTTGACTAAAAGAAACTATAACTAAAGATGGTATAGCTGAATCTATGTAAGTAATAAAAGGTAATCTATCTTGTCCACTTGCATATGAAGTTTCTATTATACATGAAACAGAATCTCCTAATACAGCAATATCTGGAAAAACTCCAATATTTAACAAAGCACAATTTATAGTAGTATTTTTAAGGATATATAATATATTACCTGTAAATTTATTATTAATAATACATTGAAAAAACGAATGTACATAATTATTACTTACTTCGTCAGATAAACTGCTAAATACATTTTGTGCACAACTATAAATAAAGTTATTGCTGAATATATTATCATTAGCTTGTGTTATATGCATACCATATATCATATTACCAGATAACTCATATACTTTAATATTAGAATTATCCAAACATCTAATAATGTTACAATCAAATTCTACAGTTTCAATATAATTATTAAAAATTTCGGTTACAAATGTACCTGAAGATATTTTATTAGATATAGTATTAGTTTTTATCGTATTATTAAAAATACCTCCACACAAAAATACAAGATTAAATAATATAGTAGAATTAGATGTAGTTTTATTTACATATATATAATTATCTTTACTTGTTAAAGGATCAAATACATTAAAATCTGCATAAGTATCTGTCTTTACATGATTATATATAAAAACTCCATCTGTATTAGCGACATCAGTATACCATGCTAAATATTTACTATCCTCATTAACATAATCTACTAAACCTATCCATGCATAAGAATTTGCTGTTGGGATATTATTTAAGTTACTATCAACAGAAGATATATATAAGATATTATTATAATTTACAAAATCATTTTTAGCATATGTAACAGCATCACTCCAAGCTGGAGCATTTAATATAGACCAACGTCTAAATTTTACTCCTCTAAAATCAAAAGATGCAGTATTATTATTTATAGTATCTTTTCTATAATATATTACTCCTTTAAATCCAGTAATAATAGTTTCTTCACCAGGTTCTGCCGATAAACAATCAGAAAAACTACAATCATTTTTCCAATTATCTGGATTCCAGTCATAATATATAATATCTTGTGGATATACAGTAGATATAGCCAGTTTATTTAAATCATCTATTTTTGTAGCAGTAACAATTAAAGGTTCAGTAGTAGCTGTATTAATTGCATCTAATAATGTAGTATTTCCATCAGAAAAATAATGTGTAGTTCTAAAATCTGTTATTAAATATCTTGCTCCTGGAATTAACGTTTTTGCAGTTATTGCAGATATTAAATCAGCATAAGTTATATTAATTAATTGATTTTCTACTGCATCTTCTATTGAATCATCTACATAACTTTTTAATGAAGTATCTTCTGCTAAAATCTCAGCATCTGTATAATCATTTGCTGAAGTCAGAGTTTCAGATGCTTTAGTATCAGTGTAACTATTTGCCGAAGTCAAAGCTGCAGATACTTCAACATCTGTATAATTTTCTGCTACTGTAAGATTTGTTTCAGCTAAACTATATGCATCATCAGCTTTATCACTGGCACTATTAGCAGTACTTACAGCATTATCTGCTTTAGTATTAGCTTCATCAGCTATATCTAAGGCATCATCTACTTTAGTATTAGCTTCATTAGCTACACTTACAGCATTATCTGCTTTAGTGTTAGCTTCATTAGCTATACTTACAACTGAATCTGCTTTAGTGTTAGCTTCATTAGCAGTGTTTACAGCTGAATCTGCTTTAGTATTAGATTCATTAGCAGTACTTACAGCTGCATCAGCTTTAATATCAGCTGCATCAGCTTTAGTTTTTATAGGTTTTATTCCTTGACTTAATACTAAATTATTATCTGGTGCTGCATCTACAGTTGGTACTACACCTGCAATAGGAACACTATTTATTATAGGATCAATTAATTCTTTGTGTGTTAATGTTTGTTGTTTATCTACTGTTACTACAGTTTCTTTAGAAACTTCATCATCAATTTCATTAATACAACTATCAATAAGATTCTCAAAATCTGTTTGAGAAGGTATATCATTATGTTCAAATTTACTTTTTAAATCTGCTCTATTTAATTTAGCCATTTCATTTGTATTTAATTATTAATATAAGAACTTCCTATCTGAGTAACACCAACTTGAAATGGATATATACCAATTGGAGAATGACCTTCAAAATATATATACATCGAATGTTGTAAATTAGTTCTTAATAAATCATTTATAATATTCTTTAAATGAAAACTTTCTTCTATGCTTAATGTGTTATCATAAATAACTATCTCTGCTATTGCATCACATAAAGACGAATTATTAAAATATACTCCATTATTACGTATATAACATAAGGTATCTTCAGGAAATATACCATCACTTTTTACTATCGAACAATCATATTCATAATATTCTAACTTACTTAAACCATTGACTATCAAAACATTAGTATCTTTTTTTATATCACATTTTATATATATGGGAGGTTTATAATTTTTTAAAATATCTATAAATTTACTTGCAAGATATAAATTATAATTCCTTTTAAATATACCATTATCTTCCATTTTAAGACCATATAATATATTCATATTTAGTATATTTTTGTAAATATCTAACATGTTTTTATAATCATTATATGTATATTTTGTGGGTTTCATTTTGTTCCGTTAGTAAAAAGTTTATTTACTTCTTTAAATATTTTGGTAAATACTTTTTGTCCAGTTATAAAATCAAAGTTTTCGGTTATACTTTTAAACTCTATTAATACAACTAATACTGTAACTATTCTTGTAATATAATAATCTGAACTATGTAATAAAATATCTTCAAATATATAAACTAATAAAATCATTATTAAATAACTTATTAATTTCTCAAATGTACATCTAAATTTTTTAGTAGAAAATTTCTCTTTATTTCTTATAACATTTTTATATATTCCACTAACTGAATTAATTAATAAAAATATAAATATTAGATAAAACAATTCTTTAACAGGATATAAAAACGCAATAACTAAAGATAAAACTTTTTCAAAAACAGTTAATACTTTTATATTGCTCAATGTACAAATTAAATTACTTCCCATTTTTCCAATTATTGTATTTGTCATATTTATATTATTTTAAAGTTCTATCTATAGCTAATATAATACGTTTGCATTTGTCATATAATTCTATATAATCTACTTTATTATCTTCAGATGCAAATGAAATAAGTCTATTTATCAATAATTCTAAATCATAATAAGATTCTATTAAATTTTTTACTTTCGTAGTTAATGGATATTCTGTACGATAAACTTCTCCAATTAGATTAGATATTTTATAATATTCTTCAAGTAATCTATCATATATATATATATTATATGAATGAGCATACGTAGCTCCAGCAACCACTGTATATACGGCAGAATATATGTTATCTTCGTAACTACCTATTGTAGAATAAACTAAATCTGAAATAGAATGTATAGGAGTATTATATAATAAGTTTATTGTAGTATCATTAATATCTAATTTAGCATTCGTTATATTTATATAATCTGGATTTAATACGCCATATCCTGTTGGATTGCTATATCCATAATATCCAGTTATATCTCTATATTCCACTAAATTTCTATTCTGAATATTTGTAATTTTTAACTTTGGAATAAATGACATAACTATAATATTTATTTGCAAATATATACTTAAATATATCTAAATCTACAAAACAAAACCAATAAAATACATAACAATAATTATTAATAAGAGGGAGTAATTATAACTCCCTCTTTATCAAATAATTTTATGAAGTAGTATACGGAATTTTGAAATTAGTATTTAAAGCCCCAAATACAGTATGAATATGAATACTTGCATCAGAATCCACTGGAGCTGCAATAATTAATCTTTTTTTAGATATGGCATATTTTCCTAAATCAGTCTTCATGTCATCACTGAATGTAGCAATATATATATCATAAGTAACTGTGGAAACAACATCTGATTTGTATGAACGTGTAGGATATTCAGGATTTACTCTAATTAAATCTCCCTCATTACCACGTAAGAACCATTCCCATTCTAATAATTGATTGGGTTCTCCAGAACCTTCACTTGCTGTTTTTATAACAGTTTCAACAAAAGGTACGTTACTTGTAACTTCATAATTAGTAACAGCATAATTATAAAAACCAGCTTCAAAAGGTTTATCCAAAGATTCAATGTATAATTTCAAATTATTTACATCCTTATCATGTTTAAAAGATGTAAATGTAACGTTATTATTTACATCAAATACTCTATCTACTTCTATATATGATGCGGTAGAACTCACAACTTTAAATATTACATCTACGCCTTGACAAGTTACAGCAATATAATCCTGTAAATTAGCTACTTCCCCAGTTATAGCTGCATATTTACTATTAGCTACAAATGTTATTGGACTATTAACAGTAACTACTGTTGGAGCTTCATCTTCATCTATACCACAACAAGTTCCTTGTATACCATAACGCATTTTATACCATTGATCTCCTCTATCTTTAAATAAAGAATTAATTTGTAAGTTATGTACAGCATCTTTTAAGAAATCATACATTACGGTTGATTCAGTTATATCATCCATAGTAGCAAATATAACTTTATCTTGACTTACCCTGTCTATAAAATGTAATCTTATAAAAGGTGCATCAGTAGGTTCTAAAGTAAATGCTAAGCTACTAACTTTATTAGAATGAGCTCTATAAGCTTTCTTGGACAATGAAGATATAGCATTAGTATACAAAGTATCTGATAATTTTACAGTACTAGTACTATCACGATATCCAAATTTTAGAGCTGATCCAGTATAAGCACTTAATACTTTACCACTGGTAGATATAGCAGCTATTTCACCAATTGCAAGATCTGTAAGATATTTACCTGTTCTGTTAGCAGTATTCGATACAGAACTTGCGATTAATAATTGTTCAACATTATTTTGTAATCTCATTTTTAAATGTATTTTAAAATAAATAAATATTTAACCTTTGCGGTATCAAATTTTTATGTTTTTTATTCTTCAGTTTGTTTTTCATTTTTCACTTGTTCTTCTTGCTGAACTTGTTTTTCTTTTGGTTGTTCTTCTGATTGTTCTTCAGCATTTCTTCTACCAAAAGCAAATTCTAAAGCCAAGTTTATAATTATACCAGAATATTCCGCTGGTATATTTATCACAGAATTATTTAATAAATCAATTTTTTCTATCTCATTTAAATAAATACATTTATACTTTAATATAAATGTATCTTTAGGAAATATTATTTCATGTCTACTACCATTATCTATTCTCCAAGCTAATCCATCATCATTCCATAAATAAGGTTTTTTAAATGGATTATTTTTATTTATGTTATATTCATCATAAGTTATTGGTTTTACTTTAGCTACAACTTGTTCTACTTCTGGAGGTTGTTCATTATCTATTACTACAATATTCTTATAATTTGGATCTTCACTCGGTTCAGGTGGTAAAAATCCATCTTCGTATCCTGGAGCTTCAGGAGCATGTATATCATGTATTTCCTTATTAGGAGATTGTTTAGTTAATATGCAAGATTCTTGTAATACTTTTATACAACCTACTGGTATATTTATATATACTGAGTTATCTCCTAAAGGTACTATAGGACTTGCAAATATGTTTGTTTCATAACTTCTAATATAATAAGAAAAGAATTTTCTACCTTCCTCATCTCTATCAAGTTTTGGATACATCCTTAACCATAATAAATGAACAGCTTCATTTAACCAAGTTTCTATCTGAGATGAAATTGGTATTCTTGAAGTTTCTAAGTTTAACTTAGATATTAGAATATGATATAAATCAAGACTTTGTATCATCTGTTGTTACTGGTTGTATTCGTATATTATCTGATGCAGCTTTAGCTAAATTTGCTGCATAACTTATTACAGAATCAATTAATACATCACTTATTATTAATGTATCATCTTGTATCTCAGGTATATAAACTAAATCTGGAATAGCTCTTACAGCTTTTATATAAACATTAAGAATACTTGTAAATGAATCCCCTACAAAATATAACTTGTTACCTATATAAGAATATAATATATTATTAAAAATAGATATTTCAGATTTATCACCAATTTTAAATAAAACCTCAAAATTAACAGGATAAGCTTCTACTTTAGTAAGTTCTACTTTAGGATAATTCGTTCTAGATACATCAGTATATACACTAATAATATGTCTAATTGGAGTACTTAAATTAACCTCAACTACATTAGTATTATCTAATACATTGATAGTTTCTGTATTAAGATCTATTACTGGACATAAATTATAAGCTTTATTTCTAAATGCAGTATCTACTATTGATCTTGAAGCATCTGAAATAAATGTTAATATTTCTTCATCTTCATATCCTTTAGCAGATAATGAATATATCCTATCATAATATACCAAGAACTTTTCTATAGCTTCACTTGCTTTCATCAGAACTTAAAAGTTTTAATTTTATATCTTGATTTTTAGGATTTTTAAGGAAATCAAGTAATAAATTCATACTCATAGTTTCTTCAACACCATCTATAAGATATGACGCACCTTTACGTTTTATCTTTCCTTTTATTAAACATTGATATACAAAAACTTTTTCTTCAAAACGTGGATCAGTGAATATATCATAAAATGTATCTGTTTCTTTATCAATAGCTTCTGTAAGTTCTAATAATGCATCTACATCATTTATAGTATTCATGTTTTTAGTTTTACCAGCTTTTAGATAATACATAGATAAAAGTCCTTTTAGTTTTGAAGGAGAATCTTTTATATCTATAAACTTCTTCATTACTAATAACTGTTTTGTTATTTTATCTATCTTAGATTGTTCTTCATATTCTTTATCTCGTATAGCGAATTTATAAGTTCCCTTATTAAACCTTTCTTCCCAACTAGGAGCTATTAAATCAGAATAACATAATATAAATTTATATTTTAAATAATCTAAAGGATTAGATAAATCCAATATTACAGGTTCACGTGTTAAATCTACTATAAATGTGTTCCAATAACAGTTTTTATCAAATATAGATAATGTACCTTCTTCTATACGTAGATCAGAATTATAAAAGAATTCTTTTTCTTCTGGTGTTAGAGGATCTATAATATGTCCAAGTTTTGTATCATAAGGTGTACCATGCAATCGTATTTTAGAACCTTCAAATAAGAAAGCTCCTACATGATTAGGATGTATATCTTGTAAAAAGCTTGATCCTTCTCTTAGCACGGGATATACAACAATCTTCTTGTTTTTTAAAGGGGATTCCACAATATTTTCTTCGGTTTTTGTTTTCATATTATTATATTATTAAATTGCACATTTATAAACTAAACATTTAGTGGGATCAGTTACCTTAACTCCACCCATGAAAAATCTATGATGTACGTATCCATCAATAGGATTAGACATTACATTGTTTTGTATCATAGAATAATCTGCTACAAAAGGATTACGTAATCCTGGTTCATAACCTTTGATATCTTCCATACCTCTTTGATAAACCATACTAATATTACTTTCACCATTTGTAGTACCAATATCTAATATATCATAAGTATAAGATTCAGCAGTTCCACCATCAGGATGAGGAATTTTATTTATAATAGGATCATCTTTTATTGGATCTAGCATAAAATCAAATACTACTCCATTAGGACCTCTAAAACTCTTAAACTGACCTTTAAACTCAGCATCACCACTACTAGACATAGATATAAACTGATTAACACTTCTAATAGGTTCAAAGAATTGTTCACCATATTTTGCAATTTGTTCACTGGCTTGTATTAAACCACGTTCACCAGTACGTACAAGAAACTGACGTTTATCAAAAGGTAATCTATTAGTAGCTAAGTCTAATACAACATTCAAAAATCCTTTTATCGTAAAATTTCTAACAGGATAAAATGCTGTACTTGAAGTCTCAATCTGTTGTCTTAAACCTGCACCTTGAGAATATTCATAACCAGATTTTCCTTTATTTTTAAATGTACCATCAGGAGCTCTATTTATACGAGAATAATATAACATATAATTCTTTTCTTGTATATATTGACGGTCAAACTCCCAATCTCTATACTGTTGCCATAAATTAGTTTTTATAATAGAATTAGTTCTTGGATCACGTACTTGAATAGTAAATCCCATAGGACGACTAATCATATTTCCAGGAACAGTATCTTCCATACGTAATCTTGTAAATAAATTCTTCATCTTAAATGGAGTGCTATATCTTACTTTACCACCCTTTTTAGATAAAGTACTTTCTACACCAGAATAAAGTTTACTAAACTTTGTACCAGGTAAAAGTTCTTCATAAGGAATAAACAATAAAGCATCACCTGTTACTAATTCACAATCATATACCCAATAAGATCCTTCAGGTCTTGCATCATCAAGTATTCTTATTTGATATTCATGTTTATGACCTTCTATAATATTTACATCGAAAAAATAAGCTTCTGGAAATACTAGTTGAAATCTACTATAATTAAATCCAGTTTTATCAGTAGGTACGATAGCTGTATTATCTATACGAGCTTCTATTAAAGGAACATTTTTTTCTTCTGAGTTCATCAGATCCCAGATAAAATCATCATCAGAATCAAGATAGATTGGAGTAGAAATACTTTTTAAGTAAGCTCCAAAATCTATCAAGTTATAGTTACTAGCAAATACCATAGATGTTAAGGTAGATGCTTTTTGCGTTAAGTTACCAAAAGCCGCAGATAAGTGATTCTTAGTTGTTAAACCTCCCCATTCTTTCGGTTGGTATTCTTGAAGTAATAGTTTCATTGATTTGTAATTTTTAAAAATTAAAGTTTAATATAATTAAGTATCTCAGCTCCAAGCTCATCAATAGCTGGCTTAGAACCAATTCGTTTCATATCATTTATTTTTACTGCATCTTCTATATCTTTAGAAAGTTTTTGTTTTCCTATAGATTTAAATGCACTAAAATCTTTAAATCCTTTTGTCATTATAAATGTAAGTGCAAAACCAACATCAAATCTTATAGGATCTTCCATTCTAGCTTTTATAATATCACTTACTTTTTCACCAGAAGGTAATGTATGATTTTGTTTAAAAAGAGAATCTAATGCTTTTATTTTTAGCTCTTTAGTAATAGGTACACCATCAAAATCTTTTAATTCTTCTAAACTTTGTCTGAAAGAATTAATATATTCTTCTTCTTGTTTTTTTAATAATTCTTTCTCTTGTTTTTGTTTTTCTATAAGTTGTTGTTCATAATCTTCGTAATATTTTATTAGTTTTGGTAAAGCTTTTTTAGTTTTATCTTCTAATTTTTTCAAAGTTTTTAATTCTTCTAACTCATCATTTATTTCTTCATTATCAAATCCTTTTAATTTTAAAAATTCTTTATATAAAGTTTCTGATAAATCTTCAGTTAGATCTTCTTCGTTTATAGATTTAAGATATTCAATAGTTTTTCTATGTTCAACTATTTCATCAATATTAGAAACATTCTGTTTTAAATCTATTAAATCCTTAAAAGATTCTGGTATACTTTCTTTTACTTTTCTTTGTACTTCATCATCTATAATGGCTATTAAATCTTTAGCAGATTCTATTTTTCTGTTTTTGTCAATTTCAGAGATAACTCCTTCCTCTAATAAAGTTTGTGCCATAACCCCAAAAACCGAAGAATCTTTCTTAGAACCAGAAGGAGTTTCTCTGGATGGTTCAAAATCCATTTCAAATATATCATCATCGGTTTCTTTCTTTGAAACATTCTTTTTTTCTGGAGATTCAGCCTCTTGTGTATTATTTTGTTCTTCATTTTTTGTTTTTATATCTTCATTAAGATCTTCTAACACAAAATCTTCAACTCCACTAAAATCTAATTCTTCATTCATAAATTAAATATTTTTTACATTACGCAAATATAATAATAAATTTCAATAAAATTATAAAAATATATCACAAATTTGTATTCGTATATAATAAATTATGTAATATTTATATTTTTGATTATCATATATTCTGGAATTTCATCTTCTTTAAACGGAATATAACAATTATCATCATCAAGCTCAGCTTGTATATTGCATATTAAGAATAATTTTTTATCAGGATATAGATTTTTAGTTTTAAAATAAGGATATCTATCTAAATACCATGTAATATATTTTTTAGTTATTAATACTCCAAAACGATGGTAATTTAAAGATAAATCTGTATTATGTTTAAAACCACTACGTTTACTACAATGTTTTTCATTTTTAAAATAATGATAAGTAAATGTAAAATATCTTGAGTCTTTACCCATTAATTCTACAATATCTATTTCTGGTAACCAAGTGTCTATGTTATACATCCATATAGCTGGAAAATATTTAAATCCACGTGGTGGCATTTTAGCTTCTACTTCTATGTATCCTTTATTAATATTAATACATTTATGAGATGATATCAATCCTCCTGTATTTATTATATCATTTTCTTTATCTGCTTTTAAAAATATCTCATCATCTTTAATTTCTATATTTTGTTTTCTCCATATTAAATTACATTTTCTTGTATCAGATTCTCCACTCCAAGGTTCTCTATAATCAAAACCATATTCCCATAAATTCTTACCATTTATACTTATATATGGTTCATTTTTTAGATGAAGCTTTGGTTTAAATATTTTGTAAAATATTATATTTAGTACCTCAAATAAAGATAAATTATTTATTGTCATTTGTTATTTTTAGTATTTTTGTTATTTTCGTTATTTTTCATCAATTTTAATTTATCTTTTTCTAATTCTAAATTCAACATATCCACTTCTTTTCGAAGATTTTCAACATATTCTTTTAATTTAGCATTACGTTCGTTAATAGAAATATCTGTATCATTTTGCATTTGTTCTTTTAAAATATTCATTTGATAATCAAGTTCTATGCTTTTTTCTTTAAGAGCTAATTCTTTATCTTTTATAGCTAGCTGTTGTTCTAAAGCTTGTAATGCTTGATCCTGTTGCTGTTGTGCCATAGCAGCAGTTTGTTCTCTCATATTAATATCTTCTTCAATAGCTATATTTCTAATTTCTGCAAAAGATTTTGAGGTTAATATCTGCATCATGTTTTTAACATTCATGTTTATTTTAGAACCAAATTCTAAAGTTAATCTTTTTAACGAGTTTAAATCTTCTTTATCTTCATCTTCATCGGTAACAAATATCCCAAAATCTGATACAGATAATTGTTCATCATTTAAATTTATTATATAATTAGCAGCTTCATCACTTATATATTGTAATATAGAAGGATCATTTCTAGCACACTGAACAGTAGTATCTAATAATACTTGTATCGTTCTTAATATAGTCTGCATATGAGTATTAAATAATGGTTCAGTAACATGTGAACTTTGAGTAACAGATCTTTCTATACCTCCAACAGTTTCAGTATGAGTTATTTGACCTAATCTTTGGTCACTTACACCAGAAGAATAAGCTACTTGTCTTTCTATAAAATTTAAAAATAATATTATATGTTGTATATAATTTCCTATATCTGGATTATATATTTTACCAGTAGTATTAAAACTACCAGCTAATTTACCTTGTGATAAACCTTTATTACTTTCTTTAAAACTATCTACTATAATATAACCTTCTTCATCAGCATAATCAAACCATTCATCTAGTGTAAAAGAATCAGGAACTTTGGCTAAATCTACTTCTATCATAGGAGCTTTAAACTTTTTAATGGCTTTTTTTAAATCTCTTAATAATATAGAATAAAGATATTCATAATTTTTTAATTCACTATACATAGAAGTAGCTTTTTCATTATTATCCGTATATATTGTACCTACATATCCAGAACCATTAGTTATATAACCATTACTTTTTATCATAGGAACATCTCTAGCTTCCATTTTTACATATATATCATCTCTTATTCTTGTTACTTCATACCATCTATTTACCCAATAATAATCTACTTTTTCTCCTATATCTTTATTTGGTTTGTAAAATTCACTTACAACTTCAAATTTTCTTACACCATCTTCATTTATATAATATCTTTTACCAAGTTTTTCAAATCCTTTAAATACTACACGTGTAACACGTACTTCTCCATTATTATTATAATTACCATTAAATGCTCCCCAAAAACCATTACCTACATCAAAAAGTTCATCAAATCGAAAATTAGGATAAGTTCTTTGAAAATCTCCTGCAGATTGTCCTTGTAAATTCATATTATTATCTTTTTCCAATTTATCTATTTGTGCTGGAGTAAGATATTCATAATATCTATCTATAACTTGTGATAAAGGCATATAATTATCTTCTACAATTATACTAGCATCTTCTATACGATTACTACCTCCTAATCCAAACACTTTTATTGAAAATGGATTACATTTTCTATACACAGGCTTATTACCTATACTTTCTATACAATATATTTCTTCACCATATTTTAAAACATCTGCAAAACCAAGTGAAGCTTGTTCATATATATTTAGTTGTTTAATATAGAAATTTAATAAATGATACATCACAACTTCTAATATATCTTGTGATTCATAATTTTTAAACTTCATAAATTTAGCTACAAAATTATCTACATCTCGTTTATCTGGAAGAGATTTACTTAAATCTACAAATTCCTCCATAGCCTTATTAAACATTTTATGTATTGTGTCTTCTTTTTTAGTTATAGCAGACTCATTTATAGCACGTACTAAGAATTTCTTTTTACGTTTTATAGATTCTCCTATTAATAAATTTATACGTGGTTTTATTATTGGAAAATGCTGTATTCTAACATCTTTTATATCTGTTTCGTAATTATTAAATTCAGCAAAATTTCTAAGATCTTCTTGGTCTATCTCACCATGATATAATTTTGCTATTATCAATTTATCGTTTAAAGACATACGTGGAGTTCCATCATAATCAAATTGACATAACTCTATAGCTGCATCCGCACAATCTTTAAAAAACTTTTTATTCTTTAAAGATGCACTAATTTTTTGTCGTGGAAATGTTGTCATAATCTATATAAATTTATTTTAGATCTTTTTTTACCAAAAGCTTTATCATAATGTTGTTTAAATATATCTATTTCAGATTTTTTATCTGGATTTCTAAGATTAGTAGTTATTTTATTTATTTCTTCTGCAAAAATCATTAACATATTCATAGAACTTATTCTATCTGTATTTACCCGTTTATCAGAATTCGGAGGTGCATATAATAAACATTCTTTAATATACCCAACACTTCTTATTAAATCTACATTTCTTATACCTTCTTCCTTATTATAAGCTTGTTCTAACATCCAAGATATTTGTAAATCAATACCCCAACTATTAGTTCTTATATTAGAATGTATTCCTTTAGATTTATTACCTATCATACCAATAGAAGATATTAAACCATTATCTTTTAATATTTCTGGAGTATCTGCTAATAAATGTAAAGAATTCATTTTTGTCATATATCCATAAAAACCTTTTTTCTGATTTTCATAACATATAATTGCATTGTAATATAAAGCAGCTCTTCTAACTTGTTCATAAAATTCTTCTACTAATCTTGTACGTCCTGTATATTCAAATACTATTCTTCGTGTTATTGTGTTAAATACAAAAAAAGATTGTAAAGAGTTTTTATAATTATAATTACCATCATCATCTACTGGGTCAAATCCACCTATATAAGTATATAAAGGAACATCACCATTAGCATTTTTAACTACTGGTTCAAACATTTCACCACATCCATTTATATTTTCATTTCCTCTAAATGGAAATTCTCTTATAGGTTCTACATCTTCTTGTTTATAATACACATTTCCTTTTTCATCTATTTCAAAAAATCCTTTTATTGAACTATCTAATAAATCTTTTCGTGTACTTAATATACTGTAAGTATGTCTTAATTCTGATATAGGAAATCTATTATTACCAGAACGTACAAACATCTCAGTATATATTAATGGATAATTTAACATCTCATAGTCTAAAGCTGATTTATTGATTTTATCTTTTTTAAGCTTATTTCTTCTTTCTACATAATAATTATAAGCTTCTTCTTGTTTTGTATTTCCATTTTCATCTTTAAAATCATTATTAGTAAAATAAGCTGGTACGAACCAACAAGTTTCGGTATTATCATCATTTGTAAAAGATAACATATCAAAACTATGTGGATCTTTAAATATAATCTCAGATTCTATTATTTTATAAATATTTCCTGCTGTACCTATATATAAAGAACTTCCAAATTTAGTACTATCTACTAATTGAGCTGCTGTATTACTACCATGTATAGCTGTTATATTTGGAGTTAATGCTACTTCTTCTATTACAATAGTTCCAGGTCTATTACCAGCAGCAACTTCTGGATTTTCCATAGTAAATACACCATGCAGTATCTTACTTTTTGTACCATACAACTTCCAATCATTACCAATTTTTTTCTTATATTCATGTCTAAAAGGAGAATTAAGATTATTTGGTTTCAGTGATCCACTTGTATGTTTATATAATGGAGAAGGTTTTATTTTTCCATCCGAATATATATATTGTCCTGGAAGATTTTCAAAAGCTAATTGTACTTTAGCTAATAACTCAGAAGATTTACCAGCTAAACCACTACCTACAAATATTTCAGCAGATCCAGGATATTTTATAGTTTCATCAGTATATTCTCTAGCTCCATCAAATAAGAATTCATGTAATATTATAGCTACTGCAGTAAACCAAGATTTACCACCACCACGAGCACCTAATAACATTAAATTTTTAGCCTCATTCTTATATAATGGTTTTCCTTTAGGTCCTTCCCATAATTTACGTATATATTGTAATTGAGGAATATATTTTTTTAATTCTCCTTTACTATTAAAACAGCTTGCATCATATTTTCCTGTATGTAAATTAACATCTTCACAACATGTGTATTCATCATCTAACTCAAATCCAGAAAATCCTCTAGCACATATCCAGTTATATGCAAAAGCCCATTCAAAATCTCTTAAATCTGGACGTATCTTAATCTTAGGAGCAGTTTTAGGAAGATGTTTTGGTCTATGTAAGATCGTTCCTAGATTTGCATAAAAAAATAAATTACCTGTACAATATCTATAATATTCTCCATCTTTAGCCCACATACCTTCTATGCATCTTTTTTTTATACTTTTCCAAAACTCAAGATAATCTAAAGATTCTGGATGATATGTAGGAAATTCTCCAATTAAAAAATTATTTCTATTTTTTATAACTGGAAATATACTTTCTATTTTTTCTGGATCTATCATATTATTCCTTCTTCACTTATAGATTCTAAACCACCTCCTTTATTCTTTGTTTCTATAACTCTTTCTTTTTCAGCAATTTCTATTAATTTATTATATTCTATATAAAGTTGATTAGTTTTTATTAATAATTCATCTAATAATTTTGCATTTTCTATAGTGTATTCATAACTTTGTAACAAAGATATTCTATCTTCTAATCTTTTTTTATATGTAGAAATCATTAAATCTATTTCAGACATACAAAACTTTTTGTATACTGCTATAAGTTCTTGATAATCTTCTAATTTATATTCCTTCTTTAAGATATCTTCTTGTATTACTTTTAACTTATCTTCATATATTAAATGTCTATATGGATTTTCAGAATGTAAATCTTCTAATGCTGCTATTGCCCACATTATTTTAGAACTTTTATTTTTATTTTTAGAAGTATCTGAATCATAGAACTTTTTAAAGTCTGTTATACTTAGTACGTTTGGGTTTACGTCCCAAAAGTTCTCTGTCATCATGAAACCACTTAGAATAGTCCTCATATTTTTTAAAATAATTTTTTAGTTTTAATGAACTAACTGCAAATGTCCCCAAAGGAATTATCTTAATAGATAAAAAACTTCCATTATATTTCTTAAATCCACATTTTATAGTATCACGTACAAATCTTAGTGTATAAATTATTATATCATTTACTTCACTTTCTTTAACATTATATTTATCTGCAATTATTCTTATTTTTTCTTTATGGCTCGGTGTGTTCCACATCATCTAATATATTTAATATTTCTTCTACTGAATTTTTATTATCATTTAATCCTAATATAAAGTTTTGTATCGGAAACCTTTCAATTACAGCTTTTTCTTTTATATTTTCTTTTTCTGATAATATAATATGCTGACATTGAATTAATAATACATTTATATATTCGGCATCCTTTACTGAAAGCTTATCACAAGAATTGTACAAAAGTACAATAGTATCTATAATATGTTCAAAAAATTTAAGATCTAACTGTATCATTGTTGAATATAAATTCAAAAACAACTAAAGGTTCTAACTTAAATCTATATTGTTTAGCTGGATTTTTATAATTTATAAGACCAGCTTTTCTTAGTATGTTAATTTTATTATAAAATGAACTTTTTGATATATTTAATCTTTTACAAATATTTGTAACATTTTGACTAATATACTTCATTTTTTCTTCATCATCATCTGAAGGACATTCATTATAATAATAAAGCATTTCAGCAAATACTTCTAAAGTTCTATTATCTAATTTTTTAAAAGGATTAAATACTCTTAATAATTCTAATAAATATCTAAAGTAATCTCTTGAATTACATTTAATTGTAAATTTAGCTGCCATATTTTAGTTTTATAAATGATTGTTTAGTATAAGCGTATATAGTATTTTTATCTTTAACATTAACAACAGGCAATTCAACTAGACTTGCATAAGATACTATAACTTTATCACCTATATTTAAATCTTTAATATCAGGATCAACAGCTACAACAATAATATCATGTAAATAATCAGATGTATTTGCAGTTTCTGGAATTATAATATTAGACTTTGTTTGTCTAATAGCTACTACAACATTCTGATCTCTAGGTATCCATTTTCCATTTAAAAGTTCTTCTTCATCTATTTTCATAATTATTATATTTTTATGTTTTGCAAAGATACACTAATAATTTAAATTGTGTATATATTTTTTTATTTTTATATTTTTTCAAATAATTGTGTGAATATTGTAAAAATAAAGATATAAACTACTGTAAACCATAATAATATATTAGTTATACTCAATATGTGTGAATAAATAGAGCATAAATAGTGAATAAACTACTTGCGTAATTCAAAAAAATTTCGTAGCTTTGCCGTACGGAGTATAGGGGAGCTTTTTTTTTTATTATTATTATATATTATATATAAAGTAAATATATAATTCTTTCTTTGCTTCTTTCTTTCTTTTTCCCTGACTACACTCTAAAAATAATTTAACTTATTCTTAACTGCTTGACTATCACAAATATATATATGCCGTAATTACATTTTAAAAGACTTGTTTTATAACTATTTGATTATTACTGCTATTACATTGTAGAATAAATCTATACCGTTATTACATTGTAGAAGAACTCTATACCGTTATTACATTGTAGAATAAATCTATGCTGTTGTAAACTTTTTTTAAATTTTTTTAAATTTTTTAACCCTGTGACCTGAAGATAATCTTCTAAAATTTTTTTATTTTTTTTTGAACCTGTGATCTGGAGATACCCCCCCTGATAACCCCCGTGAAAATATGACAAACCCTTTTAAATTTAAAGACATGAAAATTAAAGAACTGGAAGTATTCCAAACCTGCGATATAGAAATTATAGAGCAGGTAAAAAGGATCAGTGAATACCTAGCTGTATACATAGCTAAGGATATCAAGTCTAATGAAATTATTCCTATTACAATATGGGATAATAATTCAGCATTAACTCCTGGTAAATATTTGTTAGTTCCCTCAAGCACGGGAAAATCAGCAAGTGTTGTAAAGAGGGATTAAGTTCCCTTTTTCAAAATCTCAAAAAGTTTAAAACCATGAAAACAGAGATACAAAAGTTGGAGAGTCAGCTTATTTATCTAAAATTAGAAAAAGCTGAAACAATGAACGAGATTCTCAAGGAATATAATAAGGTTCTTGAGAAATACAATAAAGATATTAAAGAGATCTATGATAGGATTGAGCTGTTAAAAAAACAGTCTCAATAAAGTATTAAAATACCTTGTAGGTTGGAGGTTAAACCTACATTTTTAATCGCACCATATAATAAGTAAAATTAAGAGATAAAAAGGCAAGCTATTTAACCCTTTAGCTACCTAATTATCACATACAGTGATATCTTAATATGGTTATATTGAACATCATAGATATAGCTTTTTACTTAGTGTAATTATAACACTAATTATTAAAGGAATTATTAAAAAACTTTGAAAACTATCAGTAGTAGTGAATAAAGTTTTGATTAGTAGTTAGTGTAATGATCACACTAAATATAATAGTTAGTGTAATGGTTACACTAAGTAGTACTTAAAGTATTACTTTAAATAAAACTTGTAACTTATTGATTAAGTATTATTTATGAGGGTTATTTAAAGTATTACTTTAATTGAATTAATTAACTAATTGAATTAAAGATATGAAAAGAACTCAAATCTTAAGTAAGAATTTAATCAAATTCTTATTTAACCTTTTTATTTTTACTGCAGTTATGATGATAACTTCAGTAACTATAGCCGCACTTATCTACTTTATAACTAAATAATTGTGAAGCTTACTTAAAGTACTACTTTAATTAAAGTTCATAATTATTTAATATTTAAGTGCATAAGTAAGCTTTGTAGAGGTGTTTAAATATCTAAGTGCTTGAATACCTGAATGTTCGAATAAGCCTTGTAGAGGTGTTTGAATGTTTAAGTATTCAAATAATAAACCTTGTAGAGATATTTAAATGTTTAAATGCCTTAATATCTTAATGTTTGAATAAACTTTGTAGAGGTGTTTGAATATTTAAATACTCCAATAATAAACTTTATATGATTATTTAAGTATTCGAGTACCTAAATACTTAAATAAAGTACTTGAAGTATTACTTTAATTAAATTAATTAATTAAATAAATAAATAAATAAATAAATTAATTGATTAATCTAATTATCCTAATATTTTACTTGAAATATTACTTTAAATAAACCTCGTAACTCGCTGATAATCACCTATCACATATAATCTTAAATAAGTTTAGTATCATCAAAATTATCAAATAAGAATAAAATGAAAAAGATAGAAGTAATCTTGAACAAGAAATTTTCAGTAACCTTATTAAATCCAAGACCTTTAAAAGAATGTCCAAAAGGTTATTGTAGATTAGGAATTTTTGAGCACAATTTAGGAAGTCTATATAATCCAAGTTGGTTAGTATTATATACGTATGGAAAAAACATAACTAGTAAAAATCTCAGGTATGAGATATACAGAGATGGTTGTTTTTGGCCATATTATGGAAAGCTAATATCAAATAAAGATTTTATTAAATATTTACATACAAGATATAATACTACATCTATAAAAAATGTAGATTTAATAAATTTCCTCAACAAAATAAATCCAAATTACACGGAATATTTAGCAGAATCTGATTATAAAAGTATTAAATGTTTTGATGATCTATTTAATATTTTAAATGACAGAGGAGCATTTGATCAAGAAATAATTTATTATGAAAATGCAATAAATTATTTAAGAGACAATGATCCATCGTTTGTAGACAGTCTAAATATAGCCAATGAATTTGGATATAAATTAACAGATTTAGATTCTGAAAAATTAGCAAGTTTACATGCTTCTAACAAAGCCAGAGAAGATTTTCTTGAGTTAGAAGATGAGATAAATAAACTTTTAAAAAACAAGAAATTTAGAAAACATCAATAAATCTTAATAAAATGAAAACAGAAAGCAAAGAAACACTATTTCTGATTTGTGTATTTTTTACACTAATCGCCTTATTGATCTTAGGCATCAATTTACTCATTTAATATAAGTAAATTAGGAAGCAAATTCTTGAATCATTTTTATTCTCAGGTGCATATTTGGTAGGTGGTTAATGTGTCATGTCTTATTTAGATTTCAAGATTCAAGAAGAACTCTACTGTACGGGAGTATCGTAGAGGCTTTCTAATTTACATAAAATAAATAAAACAAAAATAAAATCGTACAAACCTTATAATAAACCTTTAAAACAAACAGTTATGGATAAAACCAACAGAATAGACAATGTTCTATATGACTTTGTCTACGATCCAAAAGGATTAGTTAATCCAACGGATCAAACGTTAGAATTTATTGAAAAAATGTGTTCTGGAATATTAGTTCAGAACTCAGGAGATCATGAATTAGGTATAGAGCCTAATGATTATTTCATTACTGCGGTAAAGATAAACCCAGGATTTGAGATGTGGAAAACATCAAAAAAATGGGTATTTATCTGGTTAGATAGAGTATCAGAGATATCTTTAAAAGGTAACAATAGAATAAAGTATATGCACAAGTTCTATAGTTACTTTTTAATAGATAAAGATGTCAAAATTGAAGTAGAACCGTCAAAGAATAGATTTGATTTTGGCATACACAGAGTACAAAAATCTTTGAATGAGCACAATGCAGTAAAATATCTTGAAGTACAAATTCAAGATTTTACTGGAGTACAAGATTCTGCTGGAGTACTAGAATCAATAGAAACAAATAAAGAAGAGGAGGGATAAATGAATATTTCAGAAAAAGCGAATCTATATAGAAATATGCATCGACCTTTAGTTGATGCCTTATTTGAAGAAAAAGAAAAGCTAGAAGAAAGGCTAAATTTAGCCATAAAAGAAAGAGATATAAAAAGAGCAAAAGTATTAAAAGAAAAAATTAGAAAGATAGATTCCGAGGCGAGAGAATTATGGAAAAAAATCCAGAAAGAAGCCGAGGAACTTTAATATTAAAAAACTCCTAAAATTTCAAAAAAATGGGAAAAATTAGAGTACAACCTGCGATCACAGAAGACAACATTGCAGGTATCATCAATGTAAATCAAAGATTACTTGATGAAGAAAATCAACCAAAGTTCGGATCGATTGGGTTAAGACAAGAAGTTTTGTTATTTAGAGGAAACTTCGTTACTGTTGAAAAAAGAGTAGGATATTTAAATGGTACTTTAAGCGATTTAGAAAGAGTCGTAGATGAGTATAATTTAAGACCAGATGAAGAAGTACCTGATTCATTTAACAAGAAGTTAGTGATTCAGGAATCATTGGAAAAATCTTGGGAGACACAAAATCCTAAAATTAATCCTACCACGGGTGAAGTATTAACTTATATGGGTCATCCGATCTATAGACGTTGTCTGGTTGTTGATAAAGATTCTCCAGAAGAAGATGTTTATATAATTGCAGACAATACTGTAGCTGGAAGGTCTTTACATCAGAATGAGTTAAATCAGAATGAGATAGATCAACAGTTTGGATCAAGGGAAACCAAAACTGTATTAAACAGCTTATAACATTAAAATAAATTGAGAGGATTAGATAGAAATATCTAGTCTTCTCAATTTTTTGTATCTTTGCAAAAATGATCTTATGGTAAATTTATTATCTAATGAAAAAATAGTTTCTGATAGTATTCAAGTCACAGACGAAGAAAGCATATTAGATTATTTAAAAGACAAAGAAGAGATATGCTTAGATACAGAAACAGAAGGCTTAGTACCTTTTAATGATAAACTATTATTATTAACACTAGGAGATAGTGATAATCAATTTGTAATAGATATAGAAACAAAAAAAGAAAGTTGTAAATATATATTAAGTAATTTACAAGACAAATTATTTATAATGCATAATGCAAAATTTGATTATATATTTATAAAATATCATTTAGGCATATCATTAAACAATTTATATTGTACATATATAGCAAGTCAAGTAAATTATAACGGATTTAATATAAAACATAACTTAAAAGATTTATTATTTAGACATTTCAATATAATTTTGGATAAGACTGAAAGAGAAACATTTGTAAGAAACAATTTATTAAATGAATCGCAAATAATTTATGCAGCTAATGATATAAAATATTTAAAAAAGCTGAAAAAAAGACAAGAAGAAATGTCTTTAAAATTAAATTTAACAGAAACTATAAGATTAGAAATGGAGTTAATACCATACTTAGGAGATATAGAATTAACAGGATTATTGGTAGATGAGGATAAATGGAACAAATATATAGAAATAAATAAAAATAACTTAAAAGAAATAAGTGATAAAATTAAAGATGAATTGTACAAATTACAAAGCAATTTTAAGATTATAGATAAAAATACAATAAATTCGAAGCATGATATAAATCAATTAGAATTATTTTCAGATGAAGATCATGACAGAAATTTAGTAAACAAAGTGGATATATCTTCTTCTAATCAAATGTTAAAAATATTAAACAAGTTAGGAGTTTATATAGAATCCACAAAAAGTGAATTGTTACAAAAATTTATATTAGACAATCCACAACATAAAACAAAGGATTTAATTGAATTATTACTAAAATACAGAAAATATAGTAAATTTGTATCTACATATGGTGATTCATTTTTAAATAGTATAAATAAAACAACAAAAAGATTACACAGCAATATATCGCAGTGTAGCACAGATACAGGAAGAATATCTTCAAAAAGTTATAGTAAAAATGAAGGAGTAAATTTACAAAATATACCGGCAGATAATGATTTAAGACATTGTTTTATATCAAGACCGGGTTATAAAATAATAACTATAGATTATTCTCAACAAGAAATAACTTTAGCTGCATCGCAATCACAAGATCCATTATTATTAGCAGCATGTAATAATAATATAGATTTACACACAGAGTTAGCTACCATAAGTTACAGGATAATAACCAAAGATCCAAGTTTTGTAATAAATAAAGAAATAAGAACAAAACATAAAAGAGTGGTTTTTGGATTATTTTATGGAGCAGGAGCAAAAAGAATAAGTGAAGTTCTCAGTATAGATAATAAAACCGCTTTAGAAGTATATAATGCCTTAATGGAGAAATTAAGTGAATTTAATAAATATCAAGAAAATATAAAGAAAGCATTAAAAGAAGATTACACGGTAAGAGATCATTCTTATACAAATAGAATGAAATTTTTTCATCAATTACTAAATAAAGAAATGGAATTATATGAAGCTGAGAAACAAGCTTGTAATTTTCCTATTCAATCTTCAGGAGCAAGTATGATAAAGAAAGCTATTATAGAATGTGGAAAATATATAAAAAATGATAACTTAGACTGTCGCATATTATTTACTGTACATGATGAACTATTATTTGAAGGCAAAGAAGAAATATCTAATGATGTAGCTAATGATTTAAAAAATATTATGGAAAAAGTTGGATTATTATTTTTAAATAATGTAGCAATAAAAGCCAGTGTTACGATAGATGAATTTTGGACAAAGTGAGAAGAAATAAAATAAATTTAAAATGTGGAATATACAAAATAAGATTATTAAAGCTAAAGAAGTAGCAGATAGATATCCAGATAATTTTTATTGTATTGATATTACTGATAAAATACGATTACAAGGACACTTAGAAAATTTCCCCAAAAGATTCGTAATAGAATTAATTAAAAAAGAAAATTTTCAGCTTGAAATAGATGATAATAATTTTATAGTATTAAAAAAAGTAGAAGATGATATACCTTTAGAAATTGTATTAACTTGAAAAAAAATAAAATCATGTATGAATTATTTGATGAATTAGAAAGAGCTATTGCTATAGATTATAGTAAAGCATTATATAGCTGTGAACAGATAGTAGATTCACTAAGTTTAGAATATACATTTTTAAACAACAAATTAAGAGTTAAATTTAATAACATGTTAGATAATTGGTTTAAACTAACTGATAAAGATTTCCTGAAATTTAAAAAATTCTATAAAATACTGACAACAGACCACGCATGTTATTATTTATCAACAAAAAGTTATGAATTATACGTTGGAAAAGATGAAGCAGACTTATTTATAGAAAAAATTTCAGCAGATATTATTTCAACTGAAGATAAAATAAATATAATGGAAAATTTTGAAAATGTATTAGA